TCGACAGGTGGCAGCAAAACTAGCCAGTGAATTAGTGGTGGCCCTGATATCTAAACACAAAAGCGCAGTTGATATCAGTGCCGCCCTTGAGATGTTCAAGGAAGCACTGGATCCGATCACGAGGATGATCCTTGAGGAATCAGAGCCAGAACCAGAACCTGTGCCTGAATCTAAACCTGAAAGCAGTGCCAGTACAGAAGAAATGTTTGAGGAAACTCTATGACCTCAGAACTTATTCCGCTAAACCGATTTCAACAGCGGCTTGATCACACACACATTGAGCGTGTCACCAAACGCACACGCAGACACTACGTAGTTGATCCAGCATCCCGTCCTTGTCCGAGTATCACGACGGTTCTTGGCAAGGTCATTCCCAAGCCAGCCCTCATGGGTTGGTACCAAAAAAGATCGAGGGAAGCGATGCGAGACTACCTAGCGGGGCATATTGGCGAACCGATCCATGCCCCGCTTCTGGACAAAGCCGTGGCCGAAGCCAAGATAAGGCCGAAATCTGATGCAGATGAAGCGGCGGCTCTGGGTAGCCAGGCCCATGATCTAATCAACCGGGTGTTGCTCGGCGAAGACCCGCCTGTACCCGATGCATTGGAAGTAGTAATGGCAACCTTCCATGAGTGGTTTGACTCTCATCATCTCAACCTCGTCGATAGCGAGGTAGCTGTGTATGGCTATGACAAAATGGGTTATGGCTATGCAGGCACCATTGATGCACTTTTTGAGCGTGGAGACAGGCTTCTTTTGGTAGACTGGAAGACTTCCAACCGAATCTATCTCGAACATAAAACACAGATTTTACAGTATGCTCGTGCAATGGCACCGTATAGCGGCAGTCCGATTGACGCAATGATCGTTCGGCTGGGTAAGGATGAGGTGGGTTTTGAGGTAGTCGAGATAGAACCTGGTGAGTACGAGTCCCTATATAGAATCTGGGACGCTGCATTTGAACTGTACAACGCCCTGGAAGAATCAAATAAATAAAGGGGGGAAAGAGCATGAAGAAAACGGCAAAGAAAGCGGCAAAGAAAACCAAGGGAAAGCCAGTGGTTGTGGTTGAGGAAGTATGTGAAGAGAAGGTTCCCGCTGAGGCGGAGCCGCCGGTCACTTGCGGTATGTGCGAGGATGCTGACAGAATGATCGCGGCTACAGTGGAGCCGATTCTGTCAGTCATTACCAGCCTCCGGAGCGATCTGACCCGTATATATAAAAGAGTGAGTGGGCTGAAACTCAACGCCCTTGCAGATCATCTGAAGTGCCCTACGTGCGGGCTGTTCTTTGGGGGCACTCACGCAGGTGGGTTGCTTCCAATGCCGGAACCCTGGGAAGGGCTGTGTAAATGGTGCGCTAAGAAGGCACAGGATGAACAATGTTGAAAGTATATTCAACCGTCAAAATGACTCAGGTACCTGAGTGCCTGCACCGAGATCCTAGAGACTGTTTTCACCAGGCTTGTCTTGTACGGCACATATTCAGAGAGAGAGATCGCGCCCTCGTGGAGAACGCAGATGGCTACGTTAGAATTTGTTTCATCGAGGACTTAAAGGTGATCAGACCATGACTCAGTGCGACTTTGATAGCCCTCACAGCCCTGTCTATTGTGGCTATTGCTGGGACCAACAGCAACAATCCCGGCAGTCAGCTACGCTAGAAAAGCTCAGTGATTCTATGGATACCATTGCGAGGCTGCTACTTGACGGTAGCCAGGTACCTAATAAACGGCGGCCCATCACAGACAACGCACCTCAGAAAGCCCCGGTTCCTGTTCCGAAACCACAACAGCAGACAGATGAGAGGAGAACGTACAAATGGACCACGTAACAACGTGGCAGAAAGTAGGATCGGGATACCAGTGGATCGATAACTGGGCGGGGCACGATGTCAAGGCCGAGATATCACGGCTTGTGTCAAAAGGACAGGATAGCCTGAAAGCACAGATATGTGTATGGCTCGATGACGTGCAGCTCGTGAGAGCCCATCCCACGTTGACATCAATGAGTTCGATGCGGGACTTCTGTAGACTGCTTGAGGACAGACGCAAAGCCACCGACTATGGGATCAACTGGCGCGACTGGGCCGAGGAATTAGCCGGACGTACGCTCGATGCCCACCGGCAGGGGCAACCCGAAGTGGCAGTCTCCGACCTCTGGGATAAGGAGATCGAGCAAGACACCTGGCTTGTCGAGCCGTACATACTAGAGAGCAAATCCAATGTGATATATGGAGATCCCGGCACAGCCAAGAGCATGATGGCCCTGCAATGGGCTGCGCTAATGGACACAGGCCATGTGAATTCTCAACTCAAGGTGGTCACACGGCGGGCTAATGTCCTCTACCTGGACTACGAAACAGACGAGATAGAAATTTTACATCGCTTGAAATGGCTACATAGGGGCATGGAGATAACCGCGCCCTCTAATGTTGTGTACAGATATTGTACACAGCCCCTGGTCGTAGAGACTGATTACATACTGGATCTCATCGAACGTAGATGGGGCGGCGATGATACGCCTATCGTCATAATGGTGGACTCGATGGGCCTTGCCACAGGCGGCAAACTGGTGGATGAGGAGATGGTGATCAGCTACTTTGCTGCCCTGAGAGTACTGGGCTCGACCTCGCTGACTATAACTCACACCAACAAGGACGGTCATCTGTTCGGGTCCCAGTACACACTCGCAGCAGCGAGAAATCTCTGGGAAGTGAAACGATCTGCCGTGACGCGAGGGCAAATCGATGTTGGGTTGTTCCATAGAAAGAGCAACAGCGTTGGCAAGGAAGTGCCGAGAGCATACCGCCTCAACTTCACGCCTGATCCCACTACCGGTACCACTCAGTCTGTAAATATCGTTGCAAAAGACCCGATTGACACTGACTTTGCCCGTGAAATGAGCGTGGCAAAGGTGGTACTGCACATCATTGAGACTGAGGGGCCTACAAGTAAAGATGCGTTACCGAAACTGGTAGCTGAATTCAAGGAAGCTAAGGAAGATGGCCTACGTGCAGCAGTAAAAACTGCCATCAGCCGCTTCTGTAAGGCAGGCAAGCTCGTGGAGAAAGACGGCATGATATATGATCACGCCAATTCTACTGTTGCGCCTGACAAAGAGGAGAAAGACGACTTATGGACGACACAGTTTTAATAGCTTTACTACTGGACGCATACTATACAGGTATCAAGGTGCATCCTGGTGAGGGACAGATGCGCGTGACGAGCCCCTATAAGGGACATCCGCTCATCAGCAAGCTCAGAGACTGCAAGCCTGGCATAGAAGCCTTCTACGCCCAACTGGGGACACGTCTGAGGAAGGGACAGCAGCTATTGATATCACAGAACCAGTCCCTTTGGGATAAGGACGGCTGGCCTGTAGGAAGCGATAAGCAGGTTGGCATATTTGGTGAACGCCTCGCACTGTGGGACATCCTCGACACGCTTATGGTGCCACGAGTCTGTCCGATAGGGCCTGATGGCTGTGACCCGGAAGCCCCTATAATATGCAGGTCATGCGGTAGATAAGAAAGAAGGAGTAATGTGGATTTATATACCGAATATACCGTTATCAGCTTGTTCTCAGGAATCGGTGGACTTGACCTCGGAGTCCGAGATGTTCTCCCGACTAGAACGATCTGTTACGTTGAACGGGGAATCAAGGCGGCGAGAATCCTGGCAGAGAGAGCTTCAGAAGGACTACTTGACGAAGCTCCGATCTACTCTGATGTTAAAACATTCCCAACAGAACTCTTTGCTGGAAAAGTGGACATCGACTTTTTGCTCTCCGGTTTCCCCTGCCAGCCCTTTTCGGTCGCCGGCAAACAATCCGGTGCCTCAGACGATAGAAATCTCTTCCCCGATACCATCAGGATCATACGCGAACTACGACCACGCTACGTCTTCCTGGAAAACGTCCCAGGCCTCGTTGCTCACCCATACTTTGGTACCATTCTCGGAGAGCTGGCCGAAGCAGGGTACGATGCGGAGTGGGGCTGTTTCAAAGCCTCGGACATCGGCGCAAGCCACAGGCGCGAGAGGCTCTTCATCCTGGCAAACGCCACAGGCACGGGACTACAAGGGCAGGAACACTGGATTTCAGGAGATGCTTCCAAACCAAGCGGAGAACTGGCCCACGCCAGCCACGAGGGATTACAAAGGTATGGTGCAGAATACCATGACAGTCAAAAACGGACGGTTCATACGGACGGGCAAGGACGGAACGGAGTGGGGAGCAACACTAGACGGGGTAGCAACGAACTGGCCCACGCCACAGGCATCAGAGATCAAGTCAAATCTATTGATCCGAGAGAATCACCAGAACAACCTCTCGGCGATTGCTGGGAATTGGACAGACCCGAACTCCCAGAATTCCCCCCTGGCCCAGGAGACCCAGCCTGGGAATGGATCGTCGAACACTACCCAGAGCTCGCCCCCGCAACCTGTAAGCACGGAACACCGGTGCGGAGTGGGATGTATGAGACTGAATCCCCTGTTCGTAACGTGGATGATGCTTGGAAAATCTCGGATAGGGTGGCTGCGTTGATGATGCTCGGCAACGCCGTCGTGCCCGCACAGGCCGCTTATGCGCTCAGGGAATTGATATCAAGAGATTCTGTTGAATGATCTCACTAATATGCAAATACAATGTACACCGGGACAAGTGGAGACACTGTCAATACGAAGAGTGTGAGTGTGAGTGCCATGAGGCAGATCCTGTTGAAGCAGAGATCGAAGAACCTGTAGAGCTGGTAATAGTGCCGAAGAACGAGAAAGAGTTTCTTGAAATGATCCGGGATGAAGCAACTTTAACAGGGTGGGATCTAATTTATCACACACGGAACTCCAGGGGCAGTGACAAGGGATTCCCTGACCTGGTACTTGTGCGCCCCCCTCGACTCCTCTTTACAGAACTCAAGATGAAAGGCAACAAGCCCACGCCTGAACAGGAACTGTGGCTTGAGAAGCTGCAACAGATACCCGGAATAGAAGCGTATCTATGGTACTGTCCCGATGACATGGACCCTATTAAGGAGATACTGGCATGACAAAGAAGAAAAAACAGCCTGAGATTAGTACCGGAAACAAGAGGGCCGGGTAGTAGTCGCGATTATGGAGAGGCCTGTCTCCGCTACTACCCGGCCCAGCTAAAGGAGAATGACGAGGCTATCTTACTCTATGCCGGGTGCCTTGTACATAGGTATCATTTAACGAATGTCGAGGTAGCAGATTCGCAGACCTGACACTTGCCGACCATGCGCCGTGATCCTGATCGCTCCTCGTGGACTGCGATTTTCTTAACGGTGCGCCTCGCCTTACATCTCACGCACCAGACGTCACGGACGACAGGTGTAACACCCAACCATTCCAGTAATCTAGCCATTCATCACCAGCCATGCGAGGGTGACCCAGACGCCGAGGCATATCCCGATAGTTGCGACCTGTGCAAGTCTATTAAGCATCGGCTTGCATCACATCTTTTGCGAGAGCTATGATGCCCGCTATACAGCCCACCGCAATCTCGGTCAGATTCTCCTGAACTCCTATATATGCAATCACTCCAAGAATTGTCAGTGCTAGGAAGACCTGGGGCCGAATTTTACCAATGAAATTACTGAGAACATTCAACACGTCCATTCACATACCCTCCTGATTACTACGTTGCTCATAGAGCGACGCAATAACAAAGTGTAGGGGATTATATCACTTTACAGAAACAGGCTTCTCTACGTTACCCGTTAATGTACTTGACTGGACCTTCACTGAGCTGGCAATGGTAAAGCTCGGCGTATCGATACCTGTACCGTCACCGTACACAGACTCCTCGGCATCAGTGCCACGGATGACAACCGTGCCGCACTGTAGGTTGGTCATCGTAATCCCCGCTCCAAACGCCTTAACCCTCGTGAACGAGATCGTACCCACCGTACTGGTTTCACTGCTGGTCAAAAGTATCCTGTCAAACGTACCACCGGAAACTTCAGGTACATTGAGCGCACCACGAGTAGATCCAAAGGCGTACTTCACAGGATCACTGGATAGCGTCGGAGAGATCGATAGTCCGTCTGCCGTAGTGGTTGAAACCTGTAGCGAGTAGGCAGTGCTCGTGTTGAAAAGGAAATCAGTTGCCTCAACGTCTATCAGTTCCAGGGTCTCGCAGAGGATGTTACCTGTCGTAGCGGAGATAGCAATTGCATCAGTCAACCCGGACGCTTTACCTACTGACATATCACTGAACTTGATGGACTCGATCCTGGCCCCACCGATGTTGAGTTCCAAGGTCATGGTTCCCTGTTGTGTATCTTCTGGCATATCCTGCCCTACACCGATCTGCTCCTGTCCAAGCCTCTGCGCCCTTGCTGCGTCATACGTTGCGCTCTGGGGCCACACAGGGGCAGGATCAATGCCCTTGATTGCGAAATACACCGCACCTGCTATCACAGCGAAGGACATCATTACGGTGAAGACCACCATCGCCTTTGCATTGCGCCCGAAACTAAGCCCTTGCAGGGCCGGTAGTTTGAAAGCAAGGTTAAGGGGAAGTGTTATTCCGATAAACGGGATTGAAGGAAAGTAGATCCGGCGTTCTTTGACAACCAGCTTTATCTTTTTCATGTCCTATTCCTTGCCACTTTCAAATATCTTTCCAATACCCGCACTCACTGGTATCGTGAGGACTGCGAGGGCTGTTAAAAGTCCCTCGATGTTATCCAGGGTGTCCGGGTTAGAAGATGCACTCCATATGATCCTTGCTGCCAGGAACAACCATGTAAACACCACCGGCGTGAATATCACTAGCTGTATCAGTTCACGCCCTGACAGCGTTACAGACTCTTTGCCCTTCTTACCGTTGCCATTAGGACTGTCAGCCATATATAAATCTGGATATCGCTACTAATGCGATCAACACTATCAAAAGTACAAAGCCTACTGCCTGCATTATCACAATCAGCCTGACACGCCGTTGCTGAGACTTCAGTAACGGTAATATTTTTATTGCCAGTAGTGCCTTGACGGCCTCATGCCTCTCTCGCTCATTCAAAATAAATTATGTTGCCTCATCTGCTCCCGCATACTCAGTTACATCTAAAGCTGTAATGGCAGCACATTTCGCTTTGATTGAGTTTAGAAGAGTCGTTTTGTTTGCAGTCGTATACAACGAGCCTTGTGCCTGTAATCTCCGTACTTCCTGTATACCTGCCACCATTATGGACTTCTTGGACTCAAGCCACTCCAAAACGTCCTCGTTATATACTGTTGACATACGTCACCTCTCTAGAGTTTCGCTTCCAGTTGCTGAATTGCCTTGACCAACATCGGAACAAGATGCTGGTAATCTACGAACCACGTATTACTGCTTGCATGGTCAATCTCTCCATCCTCAGTACGTGGCGCATTGATTATCCAAGGCACAGTTTCAACCGTTTCCTGCGCCAGCATACCTGTCCACCGTCCACGAGCGTTCTTATTATTAGGACTGGTATCAGACGGATCAACCCAATCGAAATCTACGACACGCAATTCCTTGATTTTATCCAGGGCATTAACCGTGCTGTCAGTTATGTTCTCCTTCAATCGCGCATCTGATGATGTTGTGATGGACTGATTCCCAACATATAACGTAGTAGAACCAGAACCTGTACTGGCATCATCAATCAAGTTATTGGTGGATTCTGATGCACCTATTATCACTCCACCATCAAACCGTGAAGTTCCAGCATCTACCCATAGCGCATGGGGACCGCCTTCAGTAACTGAACCTGAACTTAGTGCGCTTGGTGCCGCTGCGACATAGAGAGTTACTAGCTTACCGACATCCTCGCCACCAGCCGATACTGTCGGCGCACCTATATTTACTGCTGTTATCAGTGGATGTTCGTTACTGGCATCCGCTGCGGTTCCAATAGTTCCTGAAACATAAAATAAACCGCCCCGTCTACCACCTACAGGATTCACTCGACCTCCAACTATGGACTGATAATAGTCAGTTGAAGAAGCAGGAGCAGACGTTGCACCAATCCGAAAATAGCCTGACGCACTCGGCGCACTTCCGATCCCGATAGTGTTACCGTCTGGGTCAATCTGGTCAAGATCAATTGTTCCGACGTTTGTGATATCTCCATCACCGAAAGAAACATTTCCGGTAGCTGTCAGGTTTAATTGTGCCCCTGACGCTATCGTGAAGTCAGTGCCGTCACTCTCTATCTTCTGCCCATCGTCCCCGAAGGTAAGTCCCTTGTCAGTAGGAATGTTGATATCAGCCCCAACGGTGAGGTTGAGATCAGTACCGGCGTAGATGGTCATGTCCGTGCCGTCTGACTTGATGTGTTCACCACCAGCGGCATCGTAGAAATATAGTTCCGCTCCGAGAGTTAACACCAGGTCATCAGTGCTCTCATCCCAGAGCATATATGTATTGGACGTATTCCCCCAAAACTTAACATCGTAACCGTCTGTAGTAGCACCGGTAATAAACGTGCCATCAAGCTGTACGTTACCGTCAATATCAACCGCATCGAGGTTAGTGGTTCCGTCTATATCAGCATTACCCGATATATCTAGAGTTGCTGCATCTAGTTCGCCTGCCACAGTTAAGACTCCATCAGCAACTGTCATCAAGTCTGTATCATCTGTATGTCCTATAGTTGTCCCGTTGATGAGTACATCATCAACGTCCAATGACCCACCAGATATCAACCCTGTGGTTGTTATAGCTGAAGATCCTGTATCTATAGTGCCAAAACCACTTGTAATAGACCCAGAGTTCAAGGCACCAGTAGTGACTAAGCCTGTCATAGTAGTGATGCTATTTTGAGTAGCAGTAGTAACAGTTCCTACAAAATTGGTAGAAGTAATACTTGTTGCGCCTGTTACTACCCCCGCATCTACACTGATAGTTCCATCAAGTAAAATAGCAGACCCAGAGGCAGGTTCTATATTGATAGCTGCACCTGAGTCTAAGGTAAGGACACCTCCTGAATTCATATCAAGAGTGCCTGAACTCTCTACTACTAAGTTAGTACCGTCCCCCTCAATTTTTTCTCCATCATCACCAAAGGTCAGTCCTACATTAGCCGGTAGGTTTACATCCGAAGTTGCAGCGAGGTCTATATCTACTCCAGAGGTCAGAGTTATTCCCCCGGCATCAGACAGGAGTTGAATAGATCCGGTACCTGTACCCTGATCAGCATGAACAACAATCGTTTCAGATGTACCACCGTCAGCAGTCAGGAGTATGGCACTTGCAGCGTTCAACCCAGACTTAACATTGATCCCACCTACGTCTGACAGTAGCTGTATTGATGCAGCACCCTCAGTAGCTGCCGTGCCCTGGTCATTAAACAATGTCATAGTAGAGCTGGTCCCGCCGTCTACAGTTAGATTGACTGCATTAGCCAGGTTCGCTGTAGATCGTATTCCAACTCCCCCTGCATCAGACAGAAGTGATATAGACTCTGCTCCCTCTGTGACCGATGTTCCCTGATCGTTAAAGATAGAGATGGATCCAGTTGTGCCACCATCAGAAGTTATGTTAACTGCCTTGGCAAGATTCGCAGTTGAACGTATACCTACTCCCCCGGCATCTGAGAGTATATTTATAGACTCAGCACCCTCAGTAACAGAGGTTCCTTGATCTGCGTGTATTTTGACAGTCCCACTTGTGCCTGCGTTCTCTCGTAGATAGATAGCAGCAGCAGCGTCGTTGGTAGAGACAAGATCTATATCGCCTGATGATGCTATATCGAAATCAGTTACATCGAAATCAGCAGTACCGTTTACGTCAAGAATTCCGGGGAATGTCACTGATGACGAAGCTACGGTTGCGTGAGGGGTAATAGTCATCTGGGCGACGAGATCACTGTCACTACTACCACTCGCCCGGTTGTCGAAAGTTAGTATGCCCCCATCGGCTGCGTTTATCCTCCATACGTCGATATCTTGATCCGCCTGATCGGCAAAGAAATATATAGGAGCTGCTGCACCTTCCACACCGCGAACCTTCAGGGACGCAGTATCTACTCCCTTGGTTGTAATCTCGTCAGACCAGAGGATGTACCTGACACTGGCACCCGATGTGATCTTAATGTCATAGGTGGCATCAAGGGAAGTTTCAGTAATTGACCACGCACCGTTAGAATCACTGGTTGTTGATGTTTCTTGACTCGTAGTACCAGTATGAAGAACGGCAACCGTGGCCCCATTTACAGCACCCCCATCGTCTTGATAGATTTTTCCACTTATATTAATATCAGTTATAGCCATAATTTACTCCCAGCTATGATCACGGTACTGTAATGCTTCTGATATGAGCCAGTCAGGGTCCTGTTGAAGCTTCTCATGCGACAACATTATAAGCGTAACACCCTGTCCTGCAAGCTGTGCCCTTGCCAAAACATCAGTTCCCCGTGTCTCTATGCCACCCGGATGGCTGTATAATGATTCCTGTATCTGCATTGCAAGATTAGGCGGATTCTGGAAACTGAAGTCTACTTCAAGGCTACTCTCTAACCGCCTTCCCTGGGTACGTGATTGATAGCTGAAATCTCTGCCGGGTTCCTTGCCTGCACGTATAAGTGCCTCATATGCCACATATGCCACATCGCTGCCCTTCCATGTATCTGGCACAGTGGCCTGTTGAGTAGTCATTTACCGGCTTTACCTTCCCTGCCATATTCAGCCATCCAGTATCACGGCCCAGCAGACCTTGTCTCCGTTTGTGGCAACATCCACATAGATACTTGAGAACACTACAGATCCACCTACATCTTTGAAGTTTATCTCGATCTCGTTACCGGCAGATAACTCATACCCGTTAGTTGATGTGACATCTGACACGCCCAGATAGGCTATACCACTGTTTGCAGCCAGTGCCTTTGCCTTGATCCACAGTACCCTGTTATTCGTGTTGGATATCTGCTGCTCAGTACCAGCCGTAGAAACTGTAGTTGTGCCGATATCAATGATCATGGTTCCACCAGGTTGATCGTAGTCGCCCCGCGTTCATCATATCCGCTGTATTCCATACCGGTAGCAGAAGCTACGTCTACATAGAAATTGCGGGTACCGCCACTATCGTCCCTGAATGTGAACTCAACAAGCGTTGTGCTTTCAATAGCACTTAACAGGGCAGATCTCAGGTCTTTCGGACTCTTGCCCTTGTAATCTTTATTCAAGTCTATCTGTACTTGATGGCCCCACTTAGCAGGCAGCTTCTTTCTCCATTCCAATGTCAGTGAAACGACATCAGGAGTCTTCTTCTTATAATTGTCAGTGTCGGTATTCGTGGTACGCTCAAGCTCCAGCTTGAACTTGATTGCCCGAAACGTAGTGCCCGCAGATGAACCAAATGTATAGGTAGTTATTCCGTCTGATGTAATCTCTCCCATAGAAGTGTAAGCCGACTCACTGTAATCCGTTGCATATGAGACAGTTACCTTCTCTGTTGAAGAAGAATCCTGTACTTCTACTCTCAAGTTCAATGCCAGCTTATCAACCTCTGACTGTCCTGCATTAAACCAAGGTGTCTCGTGAGTTCCACGGGCTTTATATTCAAAGTCAGACACAAAACTGGGATTGATTATGTCAGACGGGATCTTCATAAACTTAATCTCGCCGTTAAAGCCCCACCATAGGCGATATTCGTCATAGGCATCACTCACGAATATGTGCTGGACACTCTTGCCCTCACTATTGGTCGCTGCAACCCACTTGGTTTCCCACCCCAGGCCGTTATAACCAAGGATGGACGAAAATCCCGAGGAGTCTATAACCGGAGAGCCATGATGGCTCCTCCATTGGTGCGGTACTGAATTTTGAGACTCAAGCGGTGTCTTAGTCGCTGAGTCCACCCCCGCAAACAACTCGTTATGGGAGCCACTCATGTACTTGATGGTGCCCCTATTGTCGGTAGGGAGCCCATCATCCCTATCAGGGCCTGTGATGGTCAATACAGCCCCACCAGCCTGGTTTATATACCTATATAGACCAAGTCCTGCTGGCATATAGATACTGTCTCGCCACCTGATAGTACCCTTACCTGCAAAAGGATGATTCGGAAGTGTCAGCTCTGTCTGGATAAACTTGGCATTAGCAGCATCATGGGCAAAAAGGCCCTTCTTGGTAGCTGCGTACAGGATCGGCTCCCCGCCTGCATCACGGGCTACGAACAGACCCGTTACTGACCCAGCAGGAAGAGGAAGCTTGGCATCAGTATTCTCTTCACCGGCTACTATCGAGTACCATAACTGTCCTGCATAGCTGATACCCCATAGCCTGTCATCCCATACAGCAACATACTGTGTATCAGTAGCATCAGATGTCCAACCCGTGGAAACAGTTGCTCCATCTGAATAAGTTGCAGCCGTTGTACTATTAGCTCCTCTGGTAACCGTGAGTGTGTTTGACGAGATGCTATCGATACTCATGTCTTCGCTATCTACTACTATTATCTGTCCCGCTACAAACCCACTAGCGTCATCTACCGGAACTGAAGTAGCACCAGTACTAGTGATAGCACCATCAAGAGCCGTTGCGAACTTAGAATAATATGTATAGCCAGACCCATTAGAGTCATAGTGTGCGAACACCATGAATGTCACATCTGAAAGAGCCTGCCACGTAACAGTATCTGTTACCCGGTCAGCAGGAGTAGCTAAAGCTGATCCCCATGCGTCTGAAGTATTGTTGTATTTATATATCTTGGAAGCTTCTGAGACACTTCCGTTCCAGGCAACATATATCTCTCCGCTAAGTTCTCCTATAGCTCCTATAGCAGGCCCTGTCAGGCTCGTAGAAGAGGCATTGGCCGCAGCATCATTATCAAGCCCCGGAAGAATCAGGTGGTTCTTGTATCGTAACTGTAGGGTGGACCACCATGCACGGTTAATGTCACCGCCTGCTTCCATGCGGTTAACACCGATCCCGCCACGCCAGTCAGACCACGCTACAACAGAGGTACGGGCCTGGGAATCCTTCGACGTGTCGCCTATGACTACTTTGGCAGGATAGAGCGAGGAGAGAACACTTTGAACAGGCCTTGTAACAGGGTAATAAACACCGTTTAGGTAGATCTCGTTTAGGCTTTCAACCTTTGCCGCCATTAGGACACCAAGCGTACATTAGTTAGTAGGGGAAATGACCGCTTGTCAGATGAAGCTCGTCCAAACCAGAACCCTGCCTGGTTACGCCTCTGGTCAGGGTCTGTAGAAGGCCCGCCGGAACTGGCTGCAAATGCAAGGGCAGTGCCCTGTGCTATCAGGTACTGGTCAGGTATCTCCGGTGTAGACGTATCGGCTGTCAGTAGCGCAGGCTTGTCTCCGCCTACCAGCTTCAGAAGCTTATACGGTGCTATACCGTGAACATATCTGTCTAACACGATATCCTGCGATTCTTTGTCAATACGCCAGAGACTTTTCGGGATCTGTCCCCATACCGCACTGTCATTTCTGACTACCCTAATATCATCCATCCATACTGTACATGCACCAAGATCAGAATCGTATTCAAGCCCAATAGATACGATTGCGGTATCGCTTTCGGGATTTGACATGGATATACGAACAAATGTCCACGTATCCGCAGACAATGCAGGGATATTCAGGCTCTCAAGATCGTTCCCGTCTGCTGTTACGGTTCCGTTATCAAGATGAAGCTTGAGGTTTCCTGAACTCGTAGCCACCGTGCTCTTTACCCACATCTCAATATAGTCATATCCTGAGATATCGGCACTCGTGATACTGTCAGTTATGAAATCACCGGCAGAGAGCCCCGCAGCTATAGTCAGTTTCAGAGACTGTGTTCCCTGTCGCCTGTCCTTGGTGTCCAGGGCCTGTGTAATATCAGAATCAGTAGTCTCATCAAACGTAGTAGCGCAGGCATGAAGCTGTTTTGATTCTACGCTGTTACGGTAATAGATATTCTGTAACATCGAGAGCCCAGATGGTATGTCAAACCGTAGCTGATGACCGTCTGTATGTAATGCAAGAGACTCTACAGGGTCAAAGATCCTGTCAGAGGCATCTATGATGGCCTGGTTAATAAAGTCGTTTAATGCTGTGGGACTGTACTCATCATCCCAGAGTTCGTATGTATCATCCGTAGCTGAAGATGCTGCGATTGCAGGAGATAATGTAAGTGTCGTAGAACTCGACGTGTAATCAGATACCCGTGTGACCTGCCCTGATGTTCCGTCTACATCATTGAAGACAACCCACTTACCGTTATGGTTATCATCTGCGCCTATAAGAGAACTATCTACTATTGTAGTAGTAGATCCGTTTCCACTGGCAGAGGATACATAGACAGCACCAAGATTATAGCCTATAGACTGGCGTATCTGGGCGCGAGTCCTGCCCTGTACTACAGGCATGACTGCCCCCCTTTAGTATTTCTTAGCCTTACGAACCTTCTTGCCGGTACGCTTTGCGTAGGTTGATGCTGCTCGTTTACCCTTGCTCGTATACGGGAATTTCTTCCGTCCGACCTTTGGCATCTGAAGCCTCCCTGCCGTTAGGACTCGTTATCTGTCCTTCCAGCTCAGCTATCTTTGCATCTTGTGCTGCAATAGTTCGGGTCATTGCCTCAACTCTGAGTTGCAGGTTAACTGCCTCTCCGATCTTCTGCTGTAGCACGGATGCTATGTCTTGTTCATTAATTTGTACCTCTGTGATTGCCATTACGGCCTCCCTTTAATCCAGAGTAGTATATGCGATTATTAGAACTCTCATTACGTTTCGTTCTGTTTATCCTGATATCGTTCAGGATCGCACCGATCTCCTTACGTTGCTCAGGCGTAGGAGCAGGCTTGTGGTCTTTCTGCCTGACCTCGGTAAACCATGTGTCAACTGCACTCGATACCATGTCTTCCAGGTGGGCCTGCGAAGTATCCTCGTCTGTAATGACACAGAACTTATGCCGTTTGTTCGTGACAGGATCATGCACCTGGAAAATGTGCTGCTCTATTGATCCGCCGGTTTCTGCGTTATGCCCCACAGGGGCTACGGAGTAATCCGTAACCCCCGGTGGAGTCCAAAGTTCACTTACCATTTAATGCATGTTCATCAGGAATACTGTATGGAACTCATTATCCACACCAGCTTTTCCGTGTAACCTTGCCAGGGCAGGAGTGGTATCAGCAGCAACAGCGAGAAGCTGCCCTGCGTGATTGGAGCTTGCGCCTACCAGTGTACCAACTGCGGGAGTACCATCAATCTTAACAGATGCCATCCCTGATACCTGTACCCAACCGAAGTAATCGGCCTCAAGATCTGCACAGGTTACGCCTACGAATCGTCCTGCAACGGCTGCGGGAGCAACAACAACATCTTTGTAAGGGCTCTTGATAAGACCTACGGTATCCGTACCTGCCGTGATAGCAGTCTGGAATCCGTCAGTCTCATCTATTGTGATTGTTCCGCTTCCACTGGAAGCTATAGCAGCATGAGACTTGATCTTGTACATCTCATGCGGAGTTGTAGATGCCAGGTTAGAAAACAGATACCCCTCTGCATAAAGGTTTTTGGCTGCTGCTGTACCACCAAGAGTGACACCGATGGTTGTTCCACCAGCAGAACCGCTAGTTGATACGACAAGGTCTTCATCATGGTTACCGGCAGGGGCCTCACTGGCTACAACTAAACCCTCGCCAATAGCAGTTCCACCATTCTCTACATAACGGAACACCCTTCCGTCAGGGAGTGCCATCGTAGCACCATAAATCTGTTTCTTGGCCGATGTAGTTTGTTTCTCAAATCCATATCTTCCACTCTGAATCGCACTAAAAGACATTTCTAAAACCTCCTTAAAGGTTAACTTACAGGTTTTATATCCTGCGACAGGCCGATTCTGTACTACCCGGACGATCTCGGCCTATCGTTACAACCATCCGGGTCTTCTATCTAACTTTCGATATCAGGATGATTATCCTTGATATGAGTCCTCAGCTTCATCGCTGCACCCTGTGCATTTGATGCAGTAATAACTTCCTTGCAATGAGGGCACTTAAACAATGACTCAGGTACATCAGCCTTTTCGGGCTCCTCTACAGTATTACACCACTGACATTCACAGCTTTCACTGGGGACCCAGGGGAATAATCCTATCTTAGCCTTACGTAAAACGTAATCAGGACTTCCCGGTACTCCCTTTACTGTAGAGCCGACATCTTCTGATATATTGCCTTCTGCATTGTAACTAGCTTTGTGACGGTATAACGTAACTTTAGGACGATCCTGGTCTATCCAGTCCATCGAAAACCCTACGCTAACAAGTTCTTGTCTCTGCTTATTACGCTCAGTTATTCCTACCATTACTTACCCTCACTTACCTATGCCTAGCTGAAGGAAAGGTCACCAATCTCGGCCCTAAATGCTGCTCCACGGCTATCATCAAGTTCAAATACGCCGTAGTCAGAAGTCATAACTACTTCCGTGGCCCTGAGAGAGGCATCACGCTGTCGCTCAGTTCTCGTATCGACGCTGTTAAGAGCTGCCATAGCAGTCTTATCAGCTATGACACCGTACCCGGAGTCGGTAGTGCCAATCTTCTCGATGTTCCCATCTTCAAAGATACTGACACCATTGATGGGACGAAGTCCACTATAGAAATTCTGCAACAGGTCTACGCTCCATCCAGATGTTAGACCGGCAGCAGCAGCAGTATCAGCAGTAGTGGCCGATGCCTTTGATAGTTCTGCAACAGCATTAGGATGATGGATCATGTACAACTGGTTGCCGAACTTATTAGCCTTTGCCCTGCTTATAGCAGCGTGAACATTCGCAGTAGAGAATGTCTGGTTATCCGCAGAAAGCACTGTGCCTCCATTTAGATTAGGCCACAGAGCTATAACGTCTGTATCCTTCTTCCTTGCCATGCCGTCACCAAGCTGTCGCCCGATCATACTGAATACATTATCGGCAGCTTGCCTGACCAGCTTGTCAGTCAAAATAACCTTGGCCCCGACCTCTGATGCGGTCAGGTCAACCGTGGTCATACCAATATCTTCCTCGTCTACGATATCCACACCGTCCTGAAGATCGCTCATAGTCATCTGTCCCACCTTGGGTACAGTGACCTGCTTGGCTCCCTTCGGAAGAGCGAACTGCTCTAGTAAATTAACAGCCGGAGAATTATGCTCCTCCGTATACCTACTCGCCGCAATAATAATCTTCTGGGCATTTTCCAGATTACCTGCCGTCGCTGTCTGGGCCATAGCTGTTTACCTCCTTATGGTAAGCTATCCAAGTCCTGCTGCTTTTTTCGCCGCCGCCAGTGCTGGTGCTGTCCTGTCTCCGCTGTTGTACCTACTTAGCCAGCTTCCCTCATCAGCAGCCACTTGTGGGTTGCCCTGACTATTATCAAATGACTGGGCAGGCACCTGTGCCTGCTTCAGCCTCGCCAACTCTGCATCGCGCTCCCTGTTAGCCGACATGGCCTTAGCAGCGTCTTCCATAGATTTGGGATCATCGTACGCTCTCAGTGCTCCCATGTCGCCTATGCCAAGATTATATTTATTAACGAAGAACTCTACAGCCATCTGCTTTTCCTGTATATGCCTTCCGTAGTTCTCCGCCTGCTGTACAAGTGTGGCCTGGTACTCCTGGGATTGCATATACTGGCGTGATATCTGATCTGCCTGTTCAGGAAGATACCCCTGCGCTTCCAGTTGACCTTTATACTCGTCTGCCTGTTTCTGTAAAGCTGCCCGCTGTCTCACCTGCTCATATTCTACGGACGCTTTTTGCATCTGTGCCAGTTGCTCTGGCGTGTATTGGGGCTGGGATCCAAACGTGTTTGGCTGTCCGTTATCAGGTACAGGTGCTGTAGCTGCCGGGGCAGGCTCAGTTACTGCGGGTGGAGTAGATACAGGATCAGGGGTAGCAATCCCCTCTACTTGATCCGTAACAGTATTCTCTACCGGCGCATCAACCTGTTGCTCAACAGCAGGCTCTGCCGTATCAGCTACCGGAATCTCAGCTTGTTCAGTCTGTTCCATTGTCATTGCATGTCCCTCCAAGCATAAGCATAAATACAGAATATTGTGATTGTCAAGTTACAGACTACATCATGTAGGTATTTATGTCACTATAAAACTGATTTGCATTACTGTTAATTGCCAAGCTAAGGACGTTAATTTCACAGGCCATAGGTGCCTATATATACTCCTTCCGGCTTTAATAGATCTATATTTACATCCTTTGTCTCGTATCCCCAGTATTGCAATAGGCTCTCTAGATTTTCATCGAGGCGCAGCCGACTTCTTTTATTTTTACCAAGAGCCTCAATTCTCTTAATATCTTCATCTCTCTTACGTTCTTTCTCTCGTCCGTCTGGAAGGTTTTTATAGTCATTCCATTTTGAGGATAGTCTCAAATCCATAGCAGCTTGATCACGGGTGTCGAAATAGCCTGCATTGCTTATCCTATCAACACTATCCCTGTACATACGTTCAAATTCAGGTAGCTTCTCTCTTGAGATAGCCTTGGTATCATTCACGAATTCCTGGCTGAACTCACCAACAAGATAGTTCATTCTTCGATCCCACTCGTCCCAATTGAATTGGCCGGGGAGAGGCTCAAGGGGAACATATGATCCCTCAACTAATTCCTTAATTAACTCCTCGTCTTCTGCGAATAAGATCCTGTTGTAGATATCATTAGCCTTGGCAAAAGGACCTTCAGGGTCGAAATCACGGAAAAGACCGGCATCTTCTGCTCTGCTTCGAGCATCCTGAAGCAGGGTGTAATATTTAGTGAAGATAGCTTTACGAGCCAGCCTGTATGCCATGCCCGGATTGTCGTTATTTTCTGTTGATACACTCCAAGCCTTATTTAACTGCTGGATAAGACCTAGATTTTTTTCATCCTCATTATTAAATAACAAGTCAATTTCTTCATAATAGTTTCCCAATTCAGGATTCCATCTTTTAGTCTCTTCCCTACTCCTTTGAGAAAGTTCAGATACTTCGGGATCACGGGCTATTAACAATCTAGTCTTGGGATCTAGTTCCCATGTACGTGTCGGAGATTCTTCCATATCTTTATATGTGGACCAGGCCTTGCCGTCGCCATAACCTCGTTTATCCACGAGTTCTTCATAACTGCCTTCTATATCAAGTTTATCCTTTATTGATGTTTGTAAATCCATTTCTTTCTCTTCTCTACGCTGAACTAGAGATACCGGCACCTGACGGCCACCGATAAACTCCGCTGCTCCAGCGGCAACCGCTGGACCGACCCCGGAACCTGAAGCCAAAACCTCTATAAATGCCTGTACTGGGAATGGAGTAGTTCTATTCATTACCGCTCGTCCGAATCTTCCGGGATCTTCAGTGAACGCATTTAGACTAAATTCTTCCCCAATGAAGTCCTCCCCATCAATGAAATCAGCAAGACTTCCTGTTGGTATAGCCATCTTACTTCTCCAAAACATCACTATCGGATTCCGAAGAATCACATCGCCATACTTTCCCTTCGCAGCATCTTCCATAACACGGCTCCAAGGACTTGGACGACCTTCCCGACCCGGAATACCAGGCGTAACATTAGCTACCAGCCTAGCCATAGCTCGATACCCACCACCAATTCCATAATACTGACCTCCTAACTCTATTGACATAAAAGCAGCACCACTCCTGGGGTCAAGTGCTTTCTCTATATCCTTTGTGATAGCTTCTGAAGACTTCCCTTTAGCAATACCTATTGCCCCAACGGCACCAGCAACTACTGCGGCACCACCAAACATCATCTGGGCCAACATCTTTCTAGTTTCTACTGCACCCACACCACTGCCTGCCGCATGTGAAACTGTCCCAAACACTGATCGTGTATATCTAGGGGCAAAGAAGAGGAAGGCATTTTCAACCTGACGTTGGGTAGCAGACAAGCCCAGACCCTTAGTAGACGTACCACCCATAATACTATCTGCTATCCGAGCGATCCTGCGTAGTTCTCTTTCCAACTCTGTTGCAGATTGACCCGATCTTGCTGCTTTACTTCGAGCCACCATAGCCATTGCATCATACATCTCTACTCGTCCCACATTCATATAAGCATGAAAAGCTGCCCCAAACCGACGACCAAGAGCACCAGCTACAGGGACTCGGCCTAATATACCTGCTGCTTGATAATATTCAGATAGGGCAGATACATCCATGCCGTGGGCGGATGCATCCTTTATCTTGTCAGCATAGCCCGTCCTCATCCAGTGATTGAAGTAGTCCTCTGGACTCCTAGAAAATAGGGTTCTTAAAGATCCTGCTACAGTTTCTCCCCATCTGCCCTTCCTGTAGAATAAAAGGGGCATACCTTGGATAAAGAACTGTCCTGTATCGAACAAACCAGTTACAATCATCTTCGGTACTGCCGCAAGCATTTCAGCAATACGCAAGAACCCGCCTCGCCTGAGTCCCATAGGTTGTACTAATTGCTTCCTTGCTGCCTCACTAATATCTAGTTCTCCCAAACCCCTTCGTTGCTGCCATTCAGGCAGATCTCTTACCCTTTCACCTCTAGGTCTACGAATTGCCATTACTTGCGGTGTTCCATCTGGCAGAATGATGTTCTTACTTAAAAGCCTTTTCTCAAAAATACTATCCCTAGTCATCTTACTTACAGCTCTAGAGTAAGCTGTTAACTGTTCCAAAGGATCCGACATATAGTCCTTACCAGCCTCCATACCATCTTCTACGGTTTCATATATCCGAGGCGCACCTGGCGACTGTCTTGCAAACACTTTCTCACTACTGACACCAACACTGCCGTCTTCCTTCACTACAAATCTAGGCCAATAATGCTCACGTTTCTTCTTGAATATCAACTGCTTACCCGAAACAAGTTGATAGTTTCTAGCCAGTTCATCTATATATTCGTGAGCATCAGTTATCCACTTTTCCTGCTCGGCAGTTATAAGTCCTTTGGCCCGATGGGCAGCGGGATTTTCTGCTACGTCACCAAAAGCCCTTCGACTGCCATCTACCAGCAACACCTTGCCCTTTTCCGGCCCTTCCCTCGCAACATCAAAGATACGTGTTGTACGATCCAACATCCTGTCGGCCTTAGTAGTGGCAAACCCTATAAGTCTCTCACTTGCGATTGCTTGCTGGCTTTCCTGAAGTAGACGGTATCCATAGCCCTCTGCTACTGCCTCGTTACCTGTTATCCTAGCAACAGAGGCAGGAGTAAACACTCGTTTCACAACAGATTTCATACCAGGCAGTCCAGCAAGCCACTCACCCGCCCTTCTTACGAAGTTAGGAGTTAGGTGTGTGGCGAGGAGTTCATCAACAGAATCACCAGTAAAATTGTCTCCTACGCCAACAGTAGGTGGCTCAGTAGGACCTCGGCCTATGAGGCCATTTATCTCTTCCTTTGATCGTCCTGTCTGTCTTGCTATATAAGATACTTTGGCTGCCTGACCCTTGACTTCTCCACCCGCAAGAAGTTCATCAAAGTTTCTTCTAACAATGGCAGCAGCACTTCTTTTTCCTTGAGTTGTGGTATTAACAGAAGTCTCAGGTACCCGCGATATAATATTATCAATCTCGGCACGAGCAGTACCTACAACACCAGGTACAGCTTCATCAGCAGCCCGTGCGGTGGGGGGGACATCAGCAGCCCGTGCGGGGGCGAATAATACTGAAGGAGGCTGTTTAAGTCCTTCATCAACCCAAATAGCGTCGTAGCCTTTAGCACGAGCATCAATAAGAGTTTTATCTATTGCATCGACATCTTTGGCAAAAGGAAGTTCCTTACTTCTATATATCCGGCTAGCAGGGAAAATAATTTCCGATATCTCACTATCTTGGCCTGACTGTGTAAACTCTCTAGCAAAATTCTTGTCTGTGCTATAGTACCTGCCCTGCCCTCCTTGTGCTTGTCCGCGATACAGCCTAATATTGTCTGCTGTAGTGGCAGGGGTGACATCAGCAGCCCGTGCGGCGGTGGCATATGCTTGTTCTATCCTGTTTATTATTTTACGTTCATTCGCAGAAATCAGTAACTCACCCTCGGCAAGTTCTTCGGGACTCCAAAAATACTCATCTGGAGGCTCATCTAGAAAACCTTGTTCCTCTGCTCTTGCGCCAAGGGGAAGCTCCCCTTCTCGCAATCCACCAAGTTCCTTTCTAGTAAATGTAGCGATTGGCTTTGGTGGATTAAGCGGATCAAACCCTTTACCAAAAGAAATATCTGCTCCAAGATCCTTAATATTAGGAGGTAAATCCGATATCCGAAATACGTGGATAATACCCCCATATCCTTGTTCTCCTATTGGGCTAGTAGACAATCCACCACTTTTTAAGCCCTTTTTAACAATACCTTCTACCTCGTCACTAGCATGAAACATGAAATTTGTTGAAGCCTTACCTAACCGAAGATCATTAATAACATTTATACGGATACTCTCTCGTGCAGTCGCGCCAACTCGTGCGGCGGCGGGGGCAGTGGGAAGAACCGGGGGACGTTGTGGAGTAAGAAAGTCACTTATATTTGTTGCAGAAGGTCTACCACGCTGCAAATCCCAGAACTTCTTAAAAGGACGAGAAGTCAAATCAAGAGTCTTTGTCAGGCCACGAGTTGCTGCCTCTTCAAGTATCTCCATTGGTCGCAGCGCACCTCTTGCTGCACGAGGAAGTAGCCCTGTTCCTGTAATAGCTCCTTTCATTACACGAGCTGCCGGAATAAAAGCCCAAGGTAATTCTTCGGCAAGCCCTCTTCCACCGGGTGGTAACTTATATAATTTCTCTTCTACTTCTCTACGCTCTGCCTGACTCAGCACTCGTCCCTCTTGTTCTTCTATAGCCCTTACCTGTTCTCCAACACGTTGAGCCCTTTCAGTATCAGTAGGATCTCCGCCAATATCTGCCCTATTAAGAGCTTCAGACAGTATTGATCTAGCGGCTTGTGTTCCTGATACACCAATATTGGGGTACATCCTACTTACCAGATCACTAATTGCCTGCATTGAAGGCTTGCCTTCTGGTGTCATGTACTGATCAAAACTCAGAGTAGTTTCACCCTTGGGATAGTAAGGAATTGAACCAAAACGAGTTTGATACCTATGCCATCCTTCCTCTGGTTCAAATTTAAGTGGCAGGTATCGGATAATATCGCTTACAGTCGGTACAACGCCCTTTTTCTGAATAACGTCTATTCCCTTAGTAACACCTTTCCATATTGGAATTGACGGATCTGTTTTCCAGCTTCTCTCCCTAGGACCAATAGAAATAGGTGTGCCGGGAATACCCAGTCGTTGTTCAGGATCGGCTTGTTTCAAACCGAATAAACGCCGCCCCATTTCTGATGGCGTGGGTGGCGGTGCATCTGTCGTAGCCTGATACTTGATCTCAGGAAGACTTTGACGTTGGGTCAGTGCAGGTTGACGTGGAGGTTCCGTAGTAGAGATTGGAGGTGCTGTATAGCGTGTCTTTTCTTCTGCTTGTTTATATGCCTCAAGTGCCCTGGGATCAAAATTGCCCTGATCATCCCACGGCTCTTTTGGAAACTCCTTTAAGAGACTTGGGTATGTCTCTATAGCCTGCTTCCACCTAGCCTTGAGCTTCCTGAGTCGTTCTTTTACATCATCTCCGTTAGGCATTAGTACATGTATCGTGCTGCGGGATTAAACCTGGACGTTGCTCCTCCTGCCCTGAGCCTCGGACTCATGGACGTGTATCGCTCTGTCCAGGGATACTCTTCCAGGTAATCAACAAATGACAGTGATGAGGGATCCTCTCCTGCCCTCATCCTTCTGCCTGCCTGTCCCATAAACTGGTTCATTACGTTTCCGTACTGCCCTGACCAGTAACCCTGTGCCGCAGGTGAGTACCCACCGCCAAACGGTGTTGCAGCAGTTGCACCCGTTCCAAACGGGGCAGCACTGTAGTATGCCGCTTGAGGTTCATAAGGAAGGGCATAATCTTTCCAGAAATTACCCCAATCATCAGGCATTATCTATCTCCCTTACTATCTTAATTATCTCCACGCTATCGGTTGCCAAGGATCAGGTACTGATCCGCCCGGTGCCTGAACACTATACCCTGCTCCTCCCGGAATACGGTACAACGCCTGAGTATATGCATTAGGAAGTGTTACTTGTGGGGCTCCAAAGGCTTGAGAAGCGCTAAGTCCCCAGTCTGCTGAAAAGGGTAAATTACTTCCCGGAACACCAGGTATTGTTGTGGGCGGGGCAACATTATAAGTTCCAGGTGGCTGGTTAAACATAGTGGTAGATTGACCAGCCGTTGGCTCGATAAACATAGTGGAAGACTGGCTAACCGTAGGATCTAACGGGAAAGCGGATGCTCTCTGCATCTGTGCCAGTTGCTCTGGCGTGTATCCTGTTGTAGGATCAAAGTTTGCTCCAGTTTGCCCATAACCTGCATTAAACCGTAGATATGTAGGCTCTGGGATAATTGACGGCCTGTTAGCGAGATCCTCGATCTCCTCAGGGGTTAGCGGAATATCTGATGGCGGAGTAATTGATGCAGGCACCATAGGCTGGGACTTAACAGTTTGATCAACTTCACGACCAGCGGTTGGTTCGGTAAACATAGTGGAAGACTGGCTAACCGTAGGGTCTAACGGGAAACCTGTTGTAGGATCAAAGTTTGCTCCAGTTTGCCCAACATATGTAGGCGTTCTATATCGGTATTGTTCTGGAACAATATTTCTCGACGGGTCAGTGATAAAGGCAAGCCAGTCTGCCGTGGTGGAAGCGGGACCTCCCAGCACTACATCTCCCTTTCCTAGTATTTCACCTGCTCCAAACCGCCGTTGCAACCGCTCCAATCCTCTTTGTCTCATCCTTCCATATATACTTCCGGCAGTAGGGTCATATGTTGCCAGGGCTGTTAATGCCCTTGCTTGTGCTTGATCTGATAATGCAGGTGCCCACCTATCTTCTAACTCTGCACCAGGCTGGACTCCGGTATATCCTAATCCCCGTGCCCTGGCTACAGTAAGGATATCTTGCCAGTTATCAGGCCTAGCTTCACCAACAATACCAGGTAGGCCTCCTCCAGGTATGCCTCCTCTAAGGGCTTCGCCTGCATACTTTGCAAAAGACTGTGTTGGTTCTTCCTCGCCTGTAACGCCACCAAATCCAGTAAGATACTGTCCATAGAGGGGATCATATAACCTTTCTACAGCACTCTGTGCATAGGGATTATCATAATACCCCGGTAATGCGGCTGCGGCTCCAGCACCGAACTGCTGTGCAGCAGGCAGCGTTGGCAGAATTGCGCCCTCAAAGGCACTTCCGTAGATACCTCCTTCTTCCCCAGTATCTACATACCTAAATGTGGTGGGATCCCATCTCAGTGGCATCACTTTTCTCCTTGGCTTACACTAATTTTTATTAAGCCGCTGGTCGTACGTTAAAACGAGGGCCTTTCTGGGCAAACCATGCAGCTATACCAAGCTTCGTTTTGCCAAGACCACGCTCTTCCCGATATCGGTTCAACATACTGTTAAAACCTGCTTCTTCAAGTTTTCCATGTATTCCAATCCCGGTTATGTTTGCATTAGTTTTTACCGCAGCAATTTGCATGGCATTGTTATGTGCTATTTTTCGATCAAAGTAAGAATAACCACTCAGGTCTTCCATACTTTTCCCCATCTCTATTAACTTAGCCATGCTATTATTTCGTGTTTCTTTTACTTTATCAGAGTGGAATTCAGTAGGTGATTCTGTAAATCCCCTCATATAATACTGATAAGGATACTCTACTGTAGTTGGATCTGGTGTTGCCCGATAATCTCTGGGCACTATATTATCTAATACAAATCCACCGAAAGCTGTATCGTGATATGCTGCAAGTTGCTGACGCATACCGGGTCTGGACATTTGAGCACCCATCTTAGAACCGGCTATCATCATAAACTGTTCTTTTGGTGACAGCATAACTATTGGCGGTAAGCTATTGTTTTGAACATACTTAGATCTTTCATCTTCTTCAGCCTCGTTTTCACTTTCAAATCCACTTTCTAAACTGTACTGCACCTTTTGTAAATCTGCTAATGACTGTTCTTCTTCAGGTTGATACAGGATTCCGCGCAACTTTTCAAGCTCTGTTTCCTGAATCTTCGGATCATATGATTGATATCCAACTACATCAGGATCTGCATAAGGATCTGTAGCAGCAGCAGCCGCCGCCTCTGTTGTCTTAAAAAACTCTTCTGTAGGATCTTCGCCATCTGATGGAGGTGGACCGGGAGGCTCATAGCCTGTTCCCAATGCTTCTTTCTGATGTGTTTCCAGATATCCCTTAATATCATTAAAGGTAAGACCTACTTCTTCCAGGCTAATCCTTAGCTGTTCAGCCCGTTCAGGATAATCCTTAATGAATATATCAAGATCCATCATGCCGAGTTCAGGAAATCTTTTATTTGCCGCTGCGGCAAAACTTCTGCTCTTTTCTTCTCGGTCATAAGCTAACTGTACTCTCTCAACATTATTAACAGTAGATCCCATCTGAGCACTGGCAACATCTCCGGGATTGCCGCCATTCAAGACTACTCTTGTATAGTCGTTCATCTCCTTTTCTGAAAGTCCTTGACCATCTCCTAACCTGTTATTGAAGTCTTTAAAAGTAGTGCCGATCTGGCCTTGCTGTCCCTTTTTATTTGTTACTACATCCCAGGCTATCTCTATCGGGCCTCTTCCCTGTGTGATCATTCCATGAAACAGGGCTGGAGAAAGATCCCCGTATGCCCTTAACAGGTCATTGGGATCAATATCTGTAATACTGAATGGCGACTTTCCTTCAAACGGTCCTATAGCCATCTGTTATCCTCTCGGTCCTGCAAGTCCTATTCTACGTAATCGCTCTTCTTCAGTCAGTGCCCCCGGTCTTGGTTGTCCCGGTGGAACTACCGGCCCACCCTGTGGCGTTGGCATAGGAGGCGGTACTCCTGCCATAGCTGGCGGCATGACTCCCGGTGGCTGCATAGGTGGCGGGCCACCTGCTGCGGGGGGAGCGATTCCCGGCCCAGGGGAGGGAGTTCCTGGTGGTGGCCCTGCCATCCCTCCCATAGTCTGGGCCATCTGCTGTGCTTTGGCAAATAACATCGACAGGAGTTCTCCGAGATATAGCTGGGCAAGATCTTCCCTGCCCTGTTTGACAGCAGCCTGGTAGAGTGACCATATACCTGCTTCAGGCAGAGTACGTTCCCCGATCTGTTCCTTGACTGCATCCTCGATCTGGTCGGAGTCCTGTATACCGAGGATGTTGTCCCGTATCCACAGGTCTGGCAGGAGCGGTGTCTGTCCCTCTCTTGCGATCTGTGCCATCCCGTACCTGGACATATCGTCTTCGGGAAGGTTCGTAACGAGTTTTATCTCAGGGTCACCGCCTTCTCGTATCCTTTCAGGAGTAATTGTCTCTGAGAAGTACATCCTGTTATTGTCCTGCCCCGTGAGTTCCATTGCCTCAAATGAGCCTGACTGGTACTGATCACAGAGCATATTAGATATCTGGGTATAGGCTTTTTGCATAGCACCTACGCGGGGCACGAGTACGGACTCCACGCCCTGCCTGAGAGTGTTTATGGCAAACCCTGATAACTGGAACGGTATCTCACCGTAAACCGTATGCGGGATAGAGCCTCTCTGCATCTCTCCCGACACGAGTCCCATAAATGCACCGGACTCCCGTGCCATCTCCATCAGGCCGAGCGGTTCCACGTCCTCGCCCTGTCCGAGGGATATCTCCGTACCTTCCTGGTATGGATCCTCTTCAAGTGTTTTCACACCGTCCCTTGACCTGACCTTCAGTCCCTGTTTCCTTGCCCTTGCCGTAAGTTCAAGCATCACGGACATCATCAGGTTATGCTTGTCGTAGAGTTCTCTTGTTGCCTTGTATACTGACTCTCCGTAGTCTTCAAGCGTATCTTCTATAGACGACCACTCCAGTGACTGAACAAGTGGTGTAGAACCAACAGGGCCGAGGAATACAGGAACCTGTCCCTCGGAGCCGTGTGGTGTGCGCTTCTTAATAAACCTGCCGGGTATAACGACAGTGTTGTACTCATTATCGTAATAGTCATATACCGTAATCCCATCGGTATCCATACGGCTCTCTCCGAGCCTAACACCGTACTGTGACTCTACCTCGTCGAGTGTTTTCTTGATCCTGTAGCAAGCCCATGCAAGACCATCCGGTCCCACGCCCCAGTGAGTGTGCATTGGATCCCAAGGCGTGATATCTACGGTAGTTTTATTATCACTGTTCTTGGTAAGAAGAGCCCTACCCGCATACCAGCCCCTGACAGTTATGTGCCATGCAAGCTGATCTTTCAGGCCGGGTACGAGTCTTTTAGTCAGTCTTTCATCGGCAGAGCGCAGCGCACCGATGATAAACCGTTCCTTATCGTTATTGATATCACGGTTATTGCGGGGATTACCGTTGGGCGGTATCCGCACAATCATATCGGCTGCGGTAAGCCATGCCACGACCTTATCGGCATATGTCTGCGGCTCGTTAGACGTGTAGCTCTGGTAGCCGTCACCCGCATCAAACGGAGTAAGTTTATAGAGCTGGTGATCTGCATCCATACGATCACGCAGCGTATTGGTGGCATCGCGGTGTGCTTCTACCTTATCGATTATATCTTCAGGCCTGGGTCGTGCCATATCAGTGCCTCTTAATCTTTATGAACTCCCTGTTATTAACCACGCCGTACCCGAACCTGCTGACCAGGCCGTAAATCACGGCTTTAACACCGTGGTTGTTCTTATCTTCGGGTGTTTCTCCGACTATGTTGCCTTCCCGGTCAGATTTCCACCTGTAGGCCCGTGTCTGGCCGTCAAACGGGCTCGGCACAGCACCGAACTCGGACAGTATCCCTGTGCAGTTCGGTGCGAACACGATACCTGACTTGCTTGTCATGGGATCTACTTTCATATATCCCTTGAGCCGTTCGGTACCTTCGTTTATCCGTATTTTCTGTGCATCGAGATATATACCTGTCTTATCCATCCACATCTCTGCGGGTGCAGACATGGCCTGGTGCTGGTAGCCTGCTATATCTATTGTTCCCGAATGGACATCGGGCCACCAGGGCCTGTTCGTTGTTACGGTTATGACCTCTTCGGTAGTCAGGCCGCGTTCATATATCTCGTCGAACACGCAGACCTGGCCGTTAATAATCTGTGCCGCTTCTACCGCGTATGCTCCTGCGTACCCCGGGTCCATCCACAGGTACACCGGTTCACCTTTAACGTATTTAAGTTCTGGATCTATATGAAGGTCAGCCCTGAACTCACCGAACACGAGTCCCACGGGCGGGCACGGGATACCCTGTATACGTTCCATGAAGAACTCATCGGAAGCCATTGTCTTGAGCTTGAGTATTTCAGGGTCATTTATCCCTTCCGGGTACAGGTTCGTATTGGAGTATGAGGGTAACGAGAAGGACTGTTCGTCATCTCTTCCTGCCTGCCACGAGGTAAAGAGCTGTGGATACCAGCCGAGTGATCCTTCAAACGTACCTGAGAGGAAGAGCCAGCCCCGTTTCGGTGCGACCCTTGACCTGAGCCTGTGATAGGAGTCGAGATCGAGCTGTGATGCTTCGCAGCCGAGAATCCCGTTAGGGGCTCTCATTGCGAGTGTCCTGGGATCTTTTGCGGATTTCGTTTCTATCTTTGTGCCGTCGGCGAGGACAATCCGTCCGGGGTCAACCCTTTTAGACACTTCCGAAAGGACACCGAGTGTCGCAAAGTCTTCGACCAGGTAATCGAACTCTGCCCTTGTGCGTTCATAGTCTGCGGCGACAAGCCAGTACAGTCCGGGGTCCTCATTCTCAAGGAACCTCGATACCAGGTATTTGGAAGCCACCATAGACTTCCCTGCTTGTTCCCCGCCTGCCACGAGGACAAATCTCTTCCTTGACCTGAGTATACTCGCCTGAAGGGGTGTGGGCATGAACTCAAGCCGCGAGAAGATATAGTCATTTATAGACGGGCTATCAGCCGTTGGTCCCGTCTGTGTCGCTGTTAGATTTCCTGGCAAGGATCCTCTCGGCTTCCTCGACAGCGTTGTCGCGTTGTTCTACCTGTTCTTTACCCTTTGTCTTCTTGTTCTCTTTTTCCCACTTCTTCCATGCGTCGATCATATCCTTACCTGCGCTTTCGACAGCATATCCTGTGCGCCGGTACTTCTCAGGCCAGTGGGCATTGAGCAGGGTTATCAGCAACACGGGATTATCAGACGGCTTCTGCATCTTGACTCTTTCCACCGCCATGTCCTGAAGCCCTTCCCTGAAATCTTCCTGCGCCGATATGTACCTTTCCCTAAATCCCTTTATATCATTCCTGTTCCACGAAGATACCGCTTCTCTCGTAATCCCTATGGACTCACACGCCTTTTTCACCGAACCAACCAGCGTGTACGCGGCCAGGAAAGCATCCTGGTTCGCAAGCATCTTTTTAACAGGAATACTATTATCAGTATTACTCTTCTTCACCATCTCCGCCTCCGCCCGGTATATTGAGAGAACGCCTCATCTCATTTATCCTGTTCCTCGCCACACCCATCCTCACCACGATCTGCCCCACCCTCTGCCTCGATACACCAAACCTGCCCGCAATCAACTCGTAACTCAGGTCAGGCTCCATTAACACCGTTCTCGCTATATCAAGAGACTTACCACTCATCCGGCCCCTCGTACCGCCTTTTCTCTTCTCATACCGGTCATTATAAATACTATATGTACTCATATCACGCTTCCCCACACCTAAACGTACTTCAATATCCCATTACTGTCAATACATGTACCGCAATAACTACACGGAAAT